GACTGATGCTGTTGGAAAACAGCCTCACTTTTACAAAGCAAGTTAACCGCGAGTACGACGATAAATTCGCCGTCTCCGGCGCGAAGATTGGCGCAACGCTGAACATCCGCGTTCCTGCGGATTATTCGGTTTCCAGCGGCCCTAACCTCAGCGTTCAGAACTTCACTGAAACGCAGGTGCCGTTGGTCATCAATCAGCAGAAGCACGTCGATGTGTCGTTCAGTTCGCAGGAGTTGACACTCTCCATGCAGGACTTCTCGGATCGCGTTCTCGCTCCGCAGATCGTTCAGCTTGCGAACCAGATCGACCAGGACGGGCTGGCTCAGTATGTCAACGTCTACAACAGCGTTGGGACTCCCGGCACAGCGAATAACACGCTGGCTCCGTTTCTGGCTGCTGGTGTAGCGCTCGACAATACGTCTACCCCGCGCGACATCACGAAGCGCAACATTGTCCTGAGCCCGCAAGGTCAGGCCGATGCAGTAGCCGGCTTCCAGACTTACTTCAACGATCAAGACACGATCGGGAAGCAGTACCAGAACGGCACGATGGGCCGCGCTGTCGGCTTCAAGTGGTCGATGGACCAGAACGTCTCGTCTCAGACCGTTGGCCCACTTGGTGGAGCGCCGGTAGTTAACGGCGCTGCCCAGACGGGCGCTTCGCTCGTTACGAATGGCTGGACGGCGGCGGCCGCGGTACGACTGAACGCAGGCGATATCTTCACCATCGCTGGCGTGTTCGGCGTCAACCCGCGTTCGAAGTTCAGCACCGGCAAGTTGCAGCAGTTTGTTGTGACCGCGCAGACCAGTTCTGACGGTGCTGGCAATGCCACGATCCCGATTAGCCCGGCGATTGTGACGGCCGGCGCAACGCAGAACGTGACCAACTCTCCCGCCAACAGCGCAGCGCTGACTGTTGTTGGTGCGGCCAATTCGATCACTCCGCAGGGTCTCGCGTTCCATCGTGATGCCTTCACGCTGGCTTGTGTTGATCTCGAAGACGTGAGCAAGTACGGCGCATGGGGCGCCCGCGTGTCTGACAAGCAGCTCGGAATTTCGATGCGTATTGCTCGGCAGTATGCCATTGGCTCGGACACTGTTCCTTGCCGGATTGATGTACTTTACGGCTGGCTTGCGACTCGGCCGCAGATGGCCTGCCGCATTCAGGGCAGCAACACCTAATCAGTGAAAGGAGAGGGGCTAGAAAACTAGCCCCTTCACTTTGCCGGAAGACGAGAAAGAACCAGAAGCTAAGCCCGACGACAAGCCAAAGTCGGAGGTGCAAAAGCTTAAAGATGCACTCGAATACGAATTCTACGAGGTGATTGACGATGTTCTGTGAATTCCCCAAGTGGCTTTACCACCACAAGCACGAACCACAAGTAGTGCAGACTCCCGATGAACAGGAAGCGCTCGGTGCCGAATGGGCCGCGCGGCCAGACCTCGTGAGGCAATACGAGAGCAAGACTTACGAGTGCGGCTGTAGCGCTACGGGCATAGCCCCGCTTCCTGACAACTGTGGCAACCCCGATCATGCAACACCTGCAGTTGATCCAAAGAAAAGCAAATAAATGGCAGCCAGCGCAGGCGTAACAGCACTCGACATTATCACCGAAGCTCTCTCGGTGCTCGGCGTCTATTCGCAGGGCGAGTCGCTGTCGGCTGCTGATTCCGCGTCTGCGTTGTTCACTTTGACTGCGCTTATGGACGGCTGGGGAGCGGAAAACTTCACGATCTACAACGAGGTTATTCAGCAGTTCAGCACTACTGCCAGCAAGCAGTCCTACACGATTGGACCGGACAATACGAACGACTGGATTACGGCGACACTGCCGCCCTCCTTCGACCGTGTAGGCAACCTGCCGGTGACGAACGGACAGCCCATGCCGCTCGAATTGCCGGTGCAGATCTACACACTCGACATGTGGGCATCTATCGCGCTGAAGGGGCTGCAGTCGAGCATTATTCAGGCGATGTATCCGAATTATGGGTTTCCGTCGCACACGCTCAATTTTTGGCCAATTCCGAATGTTGTCATTCCGGTTTCGCTCTACTACCCGCAGAAAGTGGCCAAGCTCACGGCCCTAGCTAATGCTGTTGCGATGCCTCCTGGCTATCAAGAGGCGCTGACTTACGAGTTGGCCATTAAGTGTGCAGCGAAGTTTGGCGCGACCATCCCGCAATTCCTGCCCGACGCCTGGGCTGAGGCGAAAGCAAAGATCAAGAGCATGAATACCTCGGTGGTGGATGCCATCTGTGATCCGGCATTAGTGCGGCGCGGGACACGCACAGGTTACGGCAGCCTCGGTTTCTACACCGGAGAGTAGCATGGATCTTAAAATAACAGGGCAAGAGGCAGAGGTGTCGGATGGATACCATACATTCTCCGAACTATACGACCACAGAATAACTCTCTGGATTGCATTATGCCGTATGTATGCATTCGAGGACGCTCCATCATGGGCGGAAAAGCTTGTGTGGCGTAGTAAATTACACTCGGATGGAAGCTGTTTTGATGGTTGGTTCGTGCTCGGTATTGGCGTGAAGCCTGGGGAGCAGATGACTTACCATCTCCCGCTATCCATGTGGGATGAAACAGGGTTTGCAAAAACATCAGACAGAGCCCCTGAATTCGATGGGCATTCGTCGGCAGACGTTTTGGCGCGAATTAAAACAATCCTTTAGATGAATTACGACGGCTTCATCGGCCCCACCTATACCGGCCAGTCTGTCTCCGTGGATGGAGAGCGCACTGTTAATTTCTACCCTGAGATCATCGACGGCGGGGCGCATGGCAAAGCACTGATCGTGTTCTATCGCACGCCTGGGACGAAGCTACTGCAAACGATTGACGGCGGACCCACTGGCGGCATCCGGCAAGTAGGCCATCGCGGCATGATAACCGTCAATGGTCGCACGTTTGGCGTCGTCGGTATCAACTTTGGGGAGATCGTTTACAACGGGAAATCGTTTAATCCGATTGGCACAGTCAATAACGACGGCAACCCGGTCGAGCTAGCCACCAACGGAATTCAGATATTCGTACTCGCTGCGCAGACAGGTTATTGCTTCACGCTACTGAGTGGTGCATGGGTTGTTGTTAGCGGAACCGGAGCCTTTCCGCCACAGGCTGATTCGCTTTGCTCGATTGACGGCTATTTCATCGTCCTGGAAACCTTCACGAACCAGTTCTACATCTCAGCCTTGCTCGACGGAACCTCGTGGAGCGGCCTTGACTTCGGCAGTTCGGAAGAGCCCGAGAATGCCGTTGCTATCGCACAGAATCACCTTTACCTGTGGATCTTCGGCCAAAACAACACGATCATTTTTTACAACTCGGGCGCGGCTAGCTTCCCATTTCAACGTGTTCCCGGATCGCAGATTGAGCAAGGCATAGCGGCCAAAGATTCCATCTGCCAAATCGACAATACGCTGATGTGGCTTGGCTCGGATGCCCGCGGCGCAGGTGTCTGTTATCGCGCCAACGGCTTTCTCCCCGAGCGCGTCTCGAATCATGCGGTTGAATATGCGTGGCAGCAATACAGCACGCTTGCTGATGCGACAGCGTTCAGCTATCAGGACGGCGGGCACCTGTTCTACGTGCTGAACTTCCCAACAGCGAATGCAACATGGGTTTACGACGTGTCAAGCAAAATGTGGCACGAGAGAGGCACCTGGGTCAATAACTTCTACAACGCCGTCCCCGGCCGCTTTCACGCCTTCAACTGGGGGATGCACCTGGTGGGCGACTACTCGAATGGCAACCTGTACCAGATGTCCACGAACTACGCAACCGACAACGGTGCGCCGATTCGCTGGCTTCGAGCGGCTCCGCATATCTCGAATGAGGAAGGCTGGCTTTTCTATCCCCAGTTACAAGTTGACATGCAAGTGGGCAATGGGCTAGATGCTGGCTTGCCTGGTTCGAACCCGCTCGTGTGGATGCAGTACTCGAATGACGGCGGCTTCACATGGAGCAACGAACTTAGTGCGCCGGTTGGTCCGCAGGGAGCGTACCTTACCCGAGTGATTTGGCGTCGGCTGGGACGCTCACGTAATCGCGTGTTCCGGGTGTACGGCAGCGATCCGGTCCCTACCGTGGCGCTGATTGCCGCTTACCTAAAGGTCGAGAAGGGCACGAGTTGAACCATACAGGGATTCCCACGGCTGATATGCCGCTTGTCAGCACCAACGGCCGCATAACGCTGCCCTGGTTCGCATGGCTGTCGAAGGCGCAGCAATCGAGCTACAACCCGGCTGTGAGTGCTGGGGCCATGACGATTAGCGCCCTGGTTGTCACTCAGCTCTCTC